CTTAAATACTATTTATAAACTATTTTCAAATTCCTAGAAACATTTAAGATTTATTGTTTTGAACTTAAAAAGTGTAGTTGCTCGTGTGTGCGTGTGTGAAAGGCTAGAGTACACCAAACAAGCGTTTAAAATGTTTTTAGGTGTTTTACTAGTGTACACAAGATACAAGGGCTTAAAATCAATGCGTTTCACTTGATATATTAAATTGGTATTTTGAAATATTTAAGATTTATGTACACTAAGCACCGATACAATGCACACTGCATCTCATCTATATATGTAGTTGTGTAAGCGTTGAGATATTTTTCCGGTAGTTATATATATATATTATGTATAATGCTGCGTGGCACTTTTATACACCCCCCCTATAGGGGGTGTAAAATGCCATGCTACACAGGGGTAGAGATTGTTAAGAGAAGGGGTGTATAATATGCCACATGGCAAATAAAAAGGGTTATGCGTTTACTGAGAACAAGGTTTTGAAGGCTATTCCTTGTTGGCATCAGTGGACAAGGCAGTTGAGGAGGATTTATTTATCTTTTCCGGCATTTGGTTCTTCTGATGCTGCTCTTAAGGAGATATGTGAGGAGTTGGGGTTTAATTATGAGGAGGTTTGCCAGAAGATTATTACTACTCCGACTTTTAAGAATCATCTTGATATGTATAGGAAGGAGAATGATTATCCAAGGGTTAATGACAGGGATGACGGGAAGTATGAACACAGGGTCAAGCATGAGGAGATAAAGAAGGTTTATGGTCAGTATTCGGATATTATCAAGTATTTTCATATGGAGGATTTGAAGGCACAGAACAAGGGTGCTGATTTTGCAATGAGGGTAATTGAGCAGAGGAAACTGGTTGAGATGAATGTATCTGATGTTGATGAAGAGAGGATTAAGTCCAATGGTTCGGGGGAGGTAAGGTTATTTGAAACAGCATAATTTTTACCCATGGCAGCAGGAAATAGTAGATTCAAAGTCGAAGATTAAGTGGGTTCAGGCAGGAAGGCGTGCCGGGAAAACTAGGGTTGCACTTATGGAAGCAATGTCTGCTATTGAGAGGATATCCGTTACTCCGGTAAATTTACCCGATCAGGAAGGGGATCTTACGGCAGAAGAAGCTCATCTTGTTCCTGATATTCATATCTGGACTGTTGCTCCCACAAGGGCACAGATGTTGCAGGTATGGAATGAAATGCAGGCATTTATACCTGAAGAATATGTGAGGAAGAATAGAAGGAAAGGACAGGCTGGTGGGCGTGGTGGTGGATTTAAGCAGGATGATCTTCATGTATGGCTTGATTTAAAGAACTTAAACGGAACGACTGACGGATTATACAGGAAAGTGGTTTTCTGGGAATTAAAGTCAGCAGACAATCCGGATTCATTGCAGACAGTGGGTCTGGATTTTTTACATATAGCAGAAGCACAGGATATAAAGGAAGCAGCATGGAGTAAGGTGAGACCTACTTTAAATTCTCCCGGTAGGCTCGGAAGAGCCATAGTAGAAGGCATACCTCCCGAATCAAGCCAGCATTGGTTTGCTCGCAATTGCAAGATTGCGAAGGAAAGCCCAACAAAAAGGCGTGAATACTTTCACGCAACTACGTTTGATAATCCTCACCTTACTTCTGAAGACAGGGAAGAGATAGAAGATGAAAAACAAGCATTGACGGAAGGTATATGGGAAAGATTCTATCTTGCCAGACAGCCGGAGGGTGCAGGAAACTTTTTCAGGAATATAACTGCTGCCATATCCAAGGGAGCAGTTGAACTTATAAGACCCGTGAATGGAAGGCATTATGTTGCAGGTCTTGACTTGGGAAGAACAAATGATCCTACAGTAATGATTGTAAAAGACAGGCAAAGCAGGGAGTCGGTATCTTTTGTTGAACTGAAAAAGACCGACTGGTCTCTACAGGTTGAATCAATTAAGTCTTTAAGTATAAAATGGAATGTTGAGGAAATATATATGGATTCAACAGGTCTTGGTGGCAAGTTTGGGGAAGATGTCCTGTATAGGGAACTTATGGAAGAATCTATTCCTGTAATTGGATATAATTTTACTCAAGGAAAAAAATATCAATTATTTCTTGATTATGCTATATCATTGGAAAAGGGAACGGTATCTTTTCCACAGTCTTGGGTAAAATTGATAAGTCAACTGGAAGATATTGCATACAGGGAAAGTGTAAACAGGGGGCATCAGTTTTATACTGTATCAGGAAACCATGATGACTGGGTGGATGCAGAATGTTTGGCATTGATGGCTTGCGATCCTGCAATGGAAGGAATTACAGGGGAAAGAATAGTTCCAAATTCTATTTCAGGAATAAAACCATTAAATCCAAATAATATTTATCGTTCTAAAAATTCAAGATTACAGAAAATAAAAAGAATAAGAAGAGAAAAACAACTTCAGGAACTTGGATTAACCCCTGAAGAATTTGTAGCAGGAGTAAAATGGTAACTAAATATATACCTTCAACAGATTATGTAGAAAACCCAAAGGAAGATATTGCAAGAGAAGCTGCCAGTCCTATAGATGAACCTGATATTTCGATAAATTGGGTGAAAACAAAACTTGCAGAAAGTAAAAAAAGTTTCCAGACATTTTACGGTAACTGTAGCGAATCCGAGGATTTTTACCTTAATCGTTATAATTTTTCGATACCCGAAACAGGAACAATGCTCAGGCTTGGAACAGCACAGTCTGTTGTAAATTCTCTTGTTGCTCATGTGACTCCACAGTTTATTGATATTTCAGTTCCACCACCCGGACCAAGAGGGCAGGCAAGAGCAGAAAATATTGAAAAGTTTCTTCGTGGAGCAAATCATATGCTTGAACAATTTACCCCGACTAGAAGGGAAATCGCAAAACATATGGCACTTTATGGAATAGCATTTGAGAAAACTGAATTTTCAGCAAATAGGTGGCAGGAATTTCCCGAACCACCAATGGATGATTCCGGACTTGCAGAATACAAGAGGAAACTTAATGAAATACTTGAAAAGAGGAATATATCATTTCCGATCCAGTCAATAGCAATAAACCCGAAAATGATGATATGGGATACTAATAATCAGACAAATCCAAGATGGGTAATTCATTTTTATGAAATAGATGCAGAATGGATATCTGCTCATTTTCCTGATTGGAAGGGAAAACTTTCAGGGGATATTGAATTTGTTGAGGTATGGACTCATTCACAGGTAGCATATATGGCTGACGGAAAATGGGCACTTCCACCCAAGAAACACGGATGTGGAATATTGCCTTTTACTATTTATCACCCGAATACCGGTCTTTCAACAGAAGGGAATAAGCCGGAAGAACTATATAGGGGAATACTTCACGGGAACTTTGACATGATGAGGGCAGAAGCAAGGCTTGCATCTCAGTATCTTGATATTGTTGCACAATCTGCTTGGTCAACCAAGGATTTTACAGGACCACCGGGAATAACCGAACAGGTTATGGAAATGTATGAGGAAACTCCGGGAGCAAAAAATTATGTTCCCCAGAATGTAAGTATAAGTCCATCAAAAGTTGTTGAACCACCAGCTTCCATACAAATGGCACAGCAGATGATGAGCAAGTCCATTGAAGCAAATACTGCTCCGGCAGTAGTAAGAGGAGAAAGACCCACTGGAGCAGCATCCGGATATCATACTGCTGTACTTGCTGGAATCGCAGCTTTGAATTTTGGACCTTATGTTGAAGCATCACAGAGAGGATTGCAGAATAGAAATTCAATAATATTAAATATTGTGGAAAATGTAATCAAGGATAAGGTAACTGTATTTGGAAAAACTGAAACAGGACCACTTGATGCAGTAATAAGACCAAATGATATAAGGGGTCATACAGTTAATATGGTTCAGCTTACCCCAACTTCCCCTGAAGAACAGGAAAGAAAACTAAATCTCTGGAACCAGTTATGGTTATCAGGATTTACAGATCATGATACAGCTTTAAGAAAAGCAGGTGTGTCAAATGCCTTTGAGGTTAAGTCAAAAATACTTGCAGAACAATTTTTAAATTCTGAAACAGTTCAAGCTGCACTTCAACAAGTTGCTGCTGAACGTGTTCCATTATTACAGCAGATAGTTGAAGCAGCAGGTACTGGTGGAGCAAATCAACAACAAGCTAGTGATATTGCACAAAGTATAATGAATCAACAACCTAATGCTGGACAATTTTCAGGAGTAAATCAACCACCTAGAACACTTGCATCAGAAAGACAAAGAGTAGATACTAATACAAGACCAGTGATTCCGGGAAGTTTAAGAGAACAAGATTTAGTGGCTAGAGAAATATCTTCTCCTGCAAGAACAGGAAACAGAAGAGTTCCAACCTCTGATTTACCACCGGGAATGAGGACATAAATGGCAAAAAATAATACTATACCCACAGCTTTTGGGCATTTTGATGATTTAATGAAAAATTTTATAAAAGAATCATCCAGTGTTTTTGGTGATTTAACCAGACCAGAACCTCCAAAACAAAGAAAAAAGCAGGTAGGTCAAAAGTTAAGTGATCCTTTTTTTGAAAAATAATTAGGAGGAAGAAATGACAACATCTGATATATATAGACGAATGGTTCAACAACAACTTGGACCTTTTGGAGATACTGCACCTTTTAAGTCTACTGTATTAGACAAAGAAGGAAAATTAAAAGAAGAAATTCAAAAGCGTATAGCAGAAGAAGAAGGGTTAAGAAAAGGTGAACGAATAGCACCATCTCCTTTTAAGGGTACAACTGCTTCTTTTACACCAACAGGAGTTTCAGGTCCAGATTTAGGTATGAGTGGAATGACAGGACAAGGACCAAAAGGCACGGAATCAATTTTAAGAGAAGGAGAATCTGCTTTTGTAAAAGGCACTGAAGTTTCTTCAGATTATATAGTTCGTGAACTTTCTAATATTCAACGTGATCCTATGCAGCCAGATTCTAATATATATAGAAGACTAATTTCAGAAAGAGTGGCTTCGGATGGAACACATTACAGAGTATATCAA